ACCGTATCCCATGCTCCGCTGAACATGCCGGCTACGGCCCCCAGGTCAGACTTGACCTGGTCCTTGACCATCTGGAAGTAGTCACTGAACGTCCCGGGCAGTTCCGCCAGAAAGCCTTGAAAGTCTATCTCGTCGAGGTGCAATGCATCTATCAGTACCTCACCGGTCTTCTGTGCATTCTCCCTGAACTTGACAAACGGGTCTTCGGCAAAGGCTTTTTTGTATGACTCTACGGCGCCGCCGAAGTCCCTCCAATCCTCAGTAAGGTGTCCCACAAAAGCCGAAACACCGGCAACCTCACGCATCAGCCGCTTGACCGGCGAGAGAAGTAGCTCAACAATCCTCTCCGTGTGTTTCTTCAACCAGTTCCAGAACGGAACCAGAATCCCGTTTGCGATCTTGTCTACCGCCGCACTGAGATAGTCGCCCATGCCCCCCCAGTTGTTGCGCCACGCGATGGAAAGGGCATAGATTGAGGCGGCAATGGCAGCAATCAGCCCAACAATTACCCAGACCGGAGCGGAGATCCCGAACACTGCGATCTTGAACGCCAGAAGAGCCGGAATACCCGTCCAAATCGCGAGGGATAGTTTGACTATGCCAGCAGAAAGCAGTACGACGGACTTGACCACGGTGGGAAGGGTTAGGAGCACTATGCCACTCGATAGAGCCACCATAGAAAGAGCAACCGCTGTCTGCGTTATCCCGGCGGCCAAGTTCGGGTTCACCGCTACCCACTCTTTGATAATTTTAACGATCTCATTCGCTTTCTGTGTGAAGGCCGTAAAATCCGGGATCAGGCTCAACCCTATCGTCGCTCCCAGTTCGGCGGCTTGAGCGTTTAGCGCCCGCCATTGGTTCGTTGCGCTGCCCGCAGTCCGTACAGCGTCACCCTGTGCTGTCTTTGTCGCATCGAGAATGACACCGTATCGGGCTAAGACCTTTTGTTGAGAACTCAGCGCCTGACCCTGTGCGACTAATCCGTTTGTCCATGCCCATGTTTTATAAGTGTTCTCATCCGTCAAAATACCCAACTCCAGAAGTGGCTCAATCGAGCCCACGATCCCGGACCGCAACTTCATAAATGCTTCCTCGAACGTGATATCATAGGCTGATGATATGTCATAGGCCAACTGAGTTAGACTCGTAGACATGCCGTACGCCGCCTTTTCGTTGAACCCCATCGACTTGACCATGACGTTCAACATGCCGACGCTTTTGCGAATCTCGAACCGGTTAAATTGTAGACTGTCAGCCAGATCGTTAGACCATTTCCGAGCGGCATCAGCCATACCGCCTAAAGACACCTCGAATAGACTCTCAGACTCCTGCACGTGCATGGCAGACCGGAGAAACAACGCTCCTACCCCGAGGCCGGCGGCGCCGACTGCGACCATCTTCTTGCCGAGGCTCTCCATCTGCCGCCCGAGTTCGGCGAAGCCTTGCCCGAGCCGCTTTCGGTCTTTGTCTATCCGGCCAACGCCCTGACTCCAGTCACTGGTATCAAGCCGAATCCGTCCAACGATTGCCCCCGCGTCGAATGCCATGTCTTACCCCTTCCCCTGAGCGTAGAATGCCGCCCGCGTTCGCTCTCGGCTCTTGGCGGCCTCTTCCTCTGGGTTGATACCGCGTTGGAGATTGTCTATCTGTTTTTGGAGCACCTTCGTGGCCTTTATCCAGTCCTTCTTGTCCGCCTGCGCGATTCGTGCGGCCTCTGCCGCAATCAACTGGCCCGTGAGCCGTTGAATCTGAGCCTGGCGGTGCCAGAACCGGAAGTCTCGCTCGTCCATGTCCTGCAAATCGAACGGGTCAAACTGTCCGGGGAACACCGCCAGTATCTCCGCTATTCCTCCGCCTTTGCCGGAGTAGGGTTTCCGGTCGGGCCCTTGCCCTGAACCTGGTTCGCGATTTCCTCATGGAACCACCTGGAAATCTCGAAGATTTCGACGGCGTCCATTTCGTCCATGACTGCGGACGGAACGCCGAGAAGGTCCTCGAAGAAGGTGATGACGGAATCGATATTCCCTTCGCTCGCATCACGGGACATCTGCCCGATTCGGCGGATCACCTTGCCGGTAACCCGTTTCAGAACGTAGGTTTTGCCACCGAGAGGGACTTCAATCGGTTCAAAGGCGGACTTCTTCTGTCCTGCGATGTACTTCGGCATCTGCTATGCCTCCGATCTCAAAGATGTGCTACTACCAGGACTACGAGGTTTCCCCGTAGCCGATGGCCCAGATGTCTCCGACGGCATAGGTTTCGCCAGACGCCGTCGCATCGACCTTGAAGGCCTTGAACAAGACCTTGTACTCACGATCCGTTTCGGCATCGAAAACGATCTCCGAGTCGAGTTTCGGATAGGTGAGGAAGAAGGTGATCCACTTCGTTGCGTCCACCGTGGCCGTGCCGTTGATGATCGGTTTGATGACCAGTTGCTGAGCGTTGTCTCGCATCGATGTTCCGACCTGGCTCGAGAACATCAACTCATCGCCCGTCTTGGTGGTTCCGGGCAGAGCAGCGGCCAACTGAGTGAGGGTGCTTCCAGTCATGGAAATCTCAATCTCAGTCGCTTCACCGGTAAAGATTTCGTCTTTCGGCGACGTGCCGTTCTGCGCGGTTTTGTGCTCGGCGGTGTCTTCCGAGTGCCGTGAGGTGACGCTATGGTTGTCACCGAGATCGACCGAGTTCCACTCGCAGTTCGCGGGGCCGAGTTCACCAAAGGGAGCTCCCATGATGATTTCTCCTGTCTATGTGTTTTTGGGGTGACGGCCAGCGCCGCTAAAGAGTCAACAGAACGTGAAGCAGTGGATTGAAGGTGAACAGGTACCCGCCGGTAGGGTCCTGTCCGGTGTGCTGCGGCCTGGGTAGAGAAGCAACGCTCTCTATCCAGTATTGGTTGCCCTGGACTCCTGGGAGCCCGGTGGGCAAAACTGGCAACTGTATTTTCCCGCGCTGCTGGAGCACGGCGTAGACGGCCAACGCAGCCGCCCGAGATTGCTGATAGGACGGGCCGCGAGAAATGATCTGAATCATCTGTTCCCATCGGGGATTTTCGCTACTGGTCAACCCCGATGTATAGCGTTTGTCCAGCCCTCCAGATTCGATGATGGCGATGCAGGTCTCCCCTGATTCCTGGCGGAAGGGTCCGGCCTCGATCGTGCTTCCCACGGTGAGGCTGGCTTGAGTGGCGATGTAGGTGACCAGTTCTTTAATCACAATTCATCTTCTCCATGATCTCATCAGGACGTTCCGCAACTAAAATGGGCATTTCTGCTCCGTCGATATCGATGGTTGTCCCTGAGAACTCCGCGTGCTGAGTAGCAGCATGGGGCTGTCGATATGATGGGTACAATGTGACGATGCGATTCGCACGGACAAACAAGGGGTCAGGTGCTATGCCAGTATGATGCTGTAACGAAATTGGAGTCAGCCGAATCATCTTACCGGCATCAAGTTTCCATTTCGCTTCAACAGTCGGTACGTTATCCATGTCATTTCATTTCCCGCAGCGTGTCTGCTACGATCTCAAGATAATCCCGCCGATAGACCACCAGTTTCGTCTCAAGGAACTTCCCGCCCTCTGTGCCCTTCTTCCGCTGAAAGTTGTACTCGGGATGCTCGTGCAGGCGGGCCGCCTGCGGCTGGTTGAACCCGATAACAGCGACCGTCTCATGTCTACCGGATGATTCCCGGTGGTCGCGGGCGGGCGTTCCGTGGCTGGCCGGGCTGAGTCCTTCTGACGTGCCGGTTAAGTGGCTTTCGACAAACACGCTCCCCGAGGCTTGCAGTGTGCCTTCATCCATCGGCACGGATGGGGCTTTCTGTACGCAGTCGTTCATGCACTGCATCCCCGCGCGCGTAAGGCCCAGTTCCAGTTGCCCCGGAAACGCCTCTTTCCGAAGTCGCTCGATACGGCGAGAGAACGCACGGCTGTCGAGAGTGAATCCTGTTGAAGTCATTGGAGGTCCACCATCACGAACAGAGTAGCCCATCCCTGGGGCTTCCCGATGGCCAGAACGGAATGGTCCTGACCGTCTACTGTGAACTTGTCGTTGTGGGTGACCACCGCGTCGGGGGCCAGATAGATGCGCATCGCACTGACTACCTGCTCCCCTTGCTGGTTCCTGACAAGCCGGGTCTGATATTTGATGCGGCAGGACACTTCCGCCTCAGTGCGTGTTGCCTCCCCCCAGGTATCCTCAGAGGAAAATGAGCAGTGGGTGACGGAGTTGATGAGGTAGGATCGAATCATGTCATGCCGCCTTCTGCTTCGCCTTCTTTTGGGCTTCGGTCAGATCCTGATTGCTGGCTTCAACGGCCTGGTCGTATTCATCGCGACGGATGAGCACGTTCTCGATGACCGGAAGGATTGCATGCCAGCAGCCGGGATGAAATGGTGGCATCCGGTCCAGCTGTGGGAAGTCCGAATGCCCGCCTGAAATCGAAAAGGTCTTGCCCTCATAGACCTGACAGATCGGGGTATCTGTCCCGTGGTCTGAGATCTGCACCAGGTCTACCCCGGCCTGAGTCGTGGCGTTGACTGTCCCTCGGCTGGTCGCTTCACGAGTCCGAGTCCGGGCTACAAGTTCGGCGTAGGATCTGGGTTGATAGTTCCTCCCGTTGATTGTCAGGAGTCTCCCGCCTTCGATCTGGTCCATGAGCCGGCGCTCAATCAGTTTCGACACATCCCGGCGCGTCTTGCCCTCGATCAATCCCCCGATGATCTGCCGATTGATCTCGCCCTCTGTGATAAGGGCCTGTTGAGTGGACCGGACAAAGCGCGTTGCATTCCGCAGTATGCTCCCGTTGGCCGTCAGGAGATCGGCTGTCATCTGGTCAGCAATGACGTTGACCGCCTGGACGTGCATCCTGGCGCCGAAGTTAACGCCGGATCCGGTATAACCGAGTTGGGACAGTGTTTGGGATGTGATATCCATGCCCTTCTGATAAGCTTCTTTCGCCGCGCCTCCCGCCCATGCCCGCGCCTGCTGGTTCAGAACGACGATTTCGCGATTGACCTGTTTGAGAATGTCGTTCATTCGGGCCTGTTGCGCCGCCGTCTGGGGTACCCCGGACATGAGCAGCGTCGTGATTCTGTCCTGGGTGTCCGCATAGATCACCGTCAGGGTTTGGATCTTCCGGCGCATGAAGGACAGTGCTTCACGGGCAGACATTTCAGAGAGTGAGGGCAGACTGGGCATCACTCATTCTTCCGGATCTGAAATGTCTTGAGGCAGACTTCCTGATGGTCCTCAAATCGAACTTGCATCTCGCCCTGCTTCCGGAGGATTTCCCCCGTCCGCTGGTCCAGATGATCCAATTTCTTCACAACACCATTTTTCATTGTGCTATCGAGAACTTCAAGCCGGTTCGTGACCCGGCCCGCGATAAAGGCCAAGGCTACCAGCTGGCCAATCAAGCCACACGCGAGAACAATGATAGACATCCAGCCGGCTTCACTCATGGGAATAGTCCGTTTCTGTTTTTGTGTTTTGCTCTACGGCTTCGGGACTTCTTCCACTGTCGCGTCTTTCTTCTGCTCCTTCACGGCCATCATTTCCTCGTGCTGGCCGACGATCTTGGCCAGGGTCGCGACTGCCGCCTGAATCGACACGTGCTGCGCTCTGTTGCCGACAAACGCGGCCCCCACTTGATCCATCGTCTGTAGGGCCTGCTGCCCTGTCATCTGCTGCTCTGCCATTTCACTGTTCCTCTCTTGGTTGGGTGATCCGTCAGAATATCCGCTTCTCCGGTTCGTAGTGCTCCCGATAGTAGCGTTCGTAGAACTCTTGCCGCTGTGGGGCGAGCGTCTTGTCCCGATACATGGCCGTCCCATCCTTGCACTCGGGGAGGTTCTCATAGGCTTTGGTTGGAACCACCCACTTGGGCACGGTTGGCCGTTCCTTCATCTGCCACCAAAGATCGTCCGCATTTCGGGGAAGCCCTCTGAGATCAAACCCGAGGTTGCACCTGGGAGTCAGGCATACCACCCCGACGAATCCGACACGGACGGGACTGTCGATCTTGTTCGAGGCGTAGAACGCGGTATTGGCGTGGTAGTCGGGACCCAGAAACGTCCGCCCGATGATGCCGACGATGGGTTCTCCGGCTGTTCTGCGGCGCACGTTTTCCCAACCATCTACCAGGTCAGCCAGCATCCCGGGAAGTGGGAGCAGGTCATCATCGGCCAGAACAATAAGGTCCCCTTCAGTCATCAGGGCAAAGGCGTAGTCGCTCTTCGGCCCGGTGTCGATCGGCATGTTCCAAACGCGGACGCCCTCAACTTGAGACTCATACTCCCCGCTGCCGTCCAGAAGCCAGACCTGGTCTGCACCCTCATCCATCCAAGCCGCGAGAATCCGATCCAGATTGCGGAATCGGCGATAGGTTGTGACCAGGACTGAGACGGAGGCGGCGTTTATCATGATTTCGCCTTTCGCTTCTTTTTGTTCCACTTCTGACACGCTTTCGCGATGTCTGGCACCGCGGCCGCCATGAATTCGCCAACCTCATCGGCGATCTTCGCAAATTGGCAGTGGGTGAAAACGAACAGATAGTTCCCGGCCTCGCCGGAGTTGTCCTGAGATTCGAAATATCGGACCCGCAGGGACTCGGCAGACATCTCAAAGGCTTCATGCACAACCCGCGCCAGCACGGTTTTCCACGTGCCTTTCATCCCGATCTTCATCCTGGGGAAGTCGATGTCTCCAGGCAGCGCCCAGTACTCCGCGCCATGGCCATCCCGCAAAACAACCTGAACCTTGCGGTAGCCCATCTCGTAGACGCCGATGATCTTCTGTTTCATGGGGTCACCCCGAACCGGCGCAGAATCGTCGCCATCTCATGCGGATCGCGGGTCAGGAGTTTCCCGCCCGCGGCCAGCGCGTCGATCTCGGCTTGGGAGAACCGGACTGGCTGCCTGTCCCGCCGAATGTCCGAGATGTTCTCTTCGTGTTTCACGACCATGATCCGACCGGCCGGGAGTTCAACGCAGTCCGATCGATTGCCACCGAGTTTCCCATGCGCTTGGACGTTGATGGCGGTGAAGTCGGGCCAGTCCTGGAAGATGGACCTCGGAAATACCTGCGTCACGAATGGCGGAGCCTTACGATAAAAGCGGACGATGTAACCGTTGTTCATATCCCACGCCAGACAGTCACGGAAAACATAGTAGGATACAGATCCGTGCTTTCCGTTGCACTCGGCATGAATGGCATCCATCGCATCGTCCCGCATGAGATCGTCCGAGTCGATTCGGGTCAGGGCTACGAAGTCATCGGATAGGCTCGTGATCCACTCTCGGCCTTCGTCATAAACCGGTCGGCACTTTTCGGGCCATTCGAACGTCCGCGTCAGGTCCCGGTTTCGAATTCCACAGACGACCATGATCTCGAAGTCCTGGAATGTCTGACCCATGAGGCTCTTGTGCGTCGTCCGGCAGAACCGTTCGAAGCGCGCCCGGATCCACTCGGGCTTGAGAATCAGCGTTGGCCGGTCGTAGTCGAGGAAGATTTTGACCAGGTGTTTCATGCTGACCCCCAGATCTGCCCGCAACAAAGGCGGGAATCCCGAAGTTCCTGATCCTCCTGGATCCTGAGCCGAGCGTCCTTGTGCGTCTGGTCTATCTCCGCCTTCTTGTGCGCCGGGTGGAAGTGCTCCACCCACGGCTCTTCGGTGTATACCCACTTGTCAACCGCATCGGCCAGCCATTGGACCTCCTGCGCCGCGAAGTGCCAATAGAGCGGGCAGAAGAGTTGACTGTCCGGATACCTCTGAAGGAACTGAGGGCCAACCAGTGCCACACCCGAGGGATGGTGAGAATCGACCTGCCGGATCCCGAGAACGCCATCATCATCGGGAAAGGCGGCGTTGAACTGGCTGTTCAGAGCATTCACGAAACCGGGCTTGAATATGACATCGTCGGTTGCGTAGAGAATGCCGCTTTCCGGGTCCAGTTGAGCCGCAAACTTGATGGCCTCATTCCGGGCCGCCACCGCCCCGACATGATCTTTCAGGAGCAACGGCTCGATGTTCTTTCCGCCAGGCAGAAGCCCGTTCCATATCTGGTTGAACGTCTCTCGGTCGCCGTCACACACGACAATGACGCCAGTGCCCGGATCGGTTGCCGGGATAGACGCGAGGGTCCGGGTGAGTGAATCGAGCCGGTTTCGTGTGGGGATGATGATCCAGAAGCGTTTCACGTGACGCATCCCTTCAGCCGGCGAGAAGCCTGGAAGTGTTCGATACAGGGATCTTCGCCGTTTGCCCGCATGGTGTCGAATATGGTGCAGTAGGAGGCGGGCAGTCGTAGCATCCGGCCACCGTTGATTTCCCAGCCGTGAACGATCTTCTGGAGTGTGCGCTGATCCCATGCTTCTGGGTTGTGGTCGTTGGCTTGCTGCCAGAGATCAAGCAGCTCGCGGGCCTTGGCGGTATTTCCCCAGAACATTGTGCCGGAGAGAAGTTCGTCGCCACCCGGCTTATTCCGCCAGTGACAGGCAAAGTCGCAGTCGAGGTCATCCAACCGATATGGATACCGGTGTACCTTGGCGTCCGCGTCCAGCCAGAGAACGGATCGGCCAGTGTGCCGATCGAGCGCATCCCGAATAAACTCGGTCTTGTGCTGACAGTTTGTCTCCCATGATCCCCGAGACTGAACAGGTCGAATGTCATGCTCAATCCCAAGGGGGATCAAGGAAGCCCGGAGTTTGCAAGATTCGGCTTCATATTCCGGGGTGTGGAACGAAACAACGACTGGACGCTGAATCTGCGGTAGATCCTCAAACCTGCCAAACTCGAAACAGCGCAGCCCACTGTCCGGGCACAGGTTGACGATCCGGGCCCGACGCCTTGCGAACTGGGCTTCCTGCTCAAACGCGGACTGGAACATCGTATAGATATCCGGCTTCTGGTGCTCATTCGGGTAGCCAGAATGAAAGTATTCCTTCTTGGGCGTATCGTCTCGCATGTCGAACCCGAGCAGATAGATGGGATCGGCGCCCAGGCACAGAGCGAGATTCAACGCTGAGAATCCGCTATTCCCGGATCGGCTCACGCCGCCCGTTCCCAACCCCTGCGAGATTGAAGGGGAGAGTTTGCTCACATCATGGAATCGATCGATATGGGTAACATTCGGGCCGTCTACCTCATGCCCCTTGAACACGCAGAATACCCGCAACAGGGGAAGGTCTGGATTCTCCCACCGCTGCAATGCCTGGTTTCCGAGTTGGCCCGTCTTGATGTATGTACGGACAAACCGAGTGTCGATCGAGAACCAGATCGTAGGAGTGCAGTATTCCGCCGCCCGATTGATGGCAATGACGCGCTCACCCGCGAGGGCAGACCAGTCGAAACCCTTGAGAGACGGCCCGCCGCCGATGATAAAGCAGCGAGAACCGCGCCACATGCCATCCCGAATAGCATCGGGAGCAGCGACCGGAGCAGCCTTGGGCCGGACGCGGTTGAGTAGAGGTGATTTCATGTAGCGCAGGGCTTCAACGGGTTCCATGTTTACCTCTCGAACTTGAACGTGTTGCTGCCACCAAGGTTGTATTCGGAGAGCCTGATATGAGCCCGCGGAGCGATAACAATCCCACGAATGCCAGCCAGAGATTCGGAAAAGTCGCTCACGGTGAAACTACGCACTCCCTGAGCCTGTAGGGATTCCCGCTTGGACTGTCCTTCCTGGTCGCTCAAGAGGAAGAGGGCTTGCTCGCAGACGGCCTCTTGCATGGCGTCTGTGGGGGTAATGCCGGACTCGAAGTCATAGACGCCACAGCTCTCAATCTGCCACTGGCCGGTAGTCAGAGCAGCCGTTTTGTCGGCGTCAGAGGCAGCCGTCCAATCCGATGATCCGAGCCTGGTTGAGAAATATGTGGTCGCTTCCGCAACCGTGAGCCAGAGCGTGGTGCTCATGCTATTTTCCTCGCTTCGGCCTTGTCAGTGAGGCCGTCTGTGATAAAGTCCACAAACATCTGCTTGTCCATGACTCCGGTTTGCATATTGAATGCCACCTCATAGGCTCCTGCGATAGTTAGCCGACCCGACCTAATGCCGTCTATAAAGAGTAATGCCTTGCCAGGCCGTTTTGCCGCGCGAATAAGAATTTCGAGATTCTCTTTCATGTGTGCAGGCGGGCGGGATTCGCCTGTTTTCCATCGATAATAGGTCATTCTAGAAACACCGAGAATCTCCGCTATCTCAGCCTGAGTCAGATCGAGTGCCTTTCGAGCTCTCTGCATTTCTTCTCTTGTAATCTGGCTCATGGGGTTTTCCTTCCCTGTTTCCAAGTCACAACGTGGAAGATGCCCAGATGCTCGATCTTCGCCGGGGGATCGGCTGGGAAGAACGCGGCCAGTTCCTCGACTGTGAACAGCCAAAGGTGGCCCGGATCGTTCACTTTCTGCGCCGGGGTCGTAAGAACCAAAGTTCCGCCCGTGATCGCATTCAGTGCCCGGACCATGCCCGCCGGGTCTGGAACATGCTCGAGGACCTCTGAGCAGACCACACCGTCAAACTGCCCGAGCGCGGATAGTTCCTCTGAAGTTTTCAGACAGTGAAACGTAGTGGCCGAGAAGACGCGAACGGCCTCCTTGATGGCCGACTCGCTGAAATCGATCCCCGTCCATTCACCGCCGACGCGTGCGGCGAGTTCCGCCGTGGAATGCCCACAGGCACAGCCCACGTCAATGAATCGGCCTGCTGCCGGGAGCCGCTCTGCAATCCAGTCGAACCGCTGCTGATGCTTCGGGCTCTTCAGGTGCTCTGAAATATTTTTCGGGAGCCAGTGCTGGGAAATGTAGGCTTCAGCGTTCATTGCTGTTTCCGGTCTTCGAGCATTTTCTCTACGGCCTCGAAGCCGTCTGCCTCGAGTTCTGCCCGTAGTTCAGATTTCTTGATCCCGAGCCATCTGGCCCGGGGAAAGAGTTTCTTGGTGGCCGCATCAAGCGCGGCGCCGTCCAGCGGAGCAACAGCGGCGGGATCTACGATGGCCTCCGGAGCCGGTTTCTCTGTGAGTTCCGGTGCCGGTTTCTCGATGGGTCGGGGCGAGGGTTTCGGTGCTGCCTTCTGGATGTAGAACGTGTCCACCTTGATGCCGCGCGCCTTGTAGCATTCCTCGATCAAGGCCGCATTCAGTACGCCCGCCAGAATCCAGACCTCATCGAATTTTTCCACCTGGTCGCGGGTGAACGGGTTCGGGTTGCGGAGAACGGGGCGGAGATTTTTACTCTCCGCCCCGAGAACCGCCTCTCCGACCGCAGGGGAATCACTGAATCGTCCGTAGATTCCGACAGTTCGGGGGCGCATATCATCAGCCTTTCAGGTAGGTGTGTTTCAGGATGGGTCTACTGGGCCAGGATGCGGACGCCCGAGAGGTCCTTGTCGGCGGTCGCGGCCTTGTCCCAATTCGTGGTGGTTCCGAGCGCGGCATCGGTCGGGTTGGCGCCGCCGTTGCTCGTGTCCCAGGCGAAGCCTTTGCACTTGACCGCGAAGTCGTACTCGTACTGGACCTGGAACAGGATCTGTTCCCCGCCCGTTACGACTTCGCTAGCGATGGTCTGCTCCAGCGATTCGATCACGTCCACCGCCCCCTCAGTCAGCCCGAGGATGTTGTAGGTCGTGGTCGAACCAGAGACGGTGTTGATAAGCGCGGGCGCGTCAATGACGATAGTCGGACGCCCGAAGGTGGCCACGTTGCCGGAGTAAATCGTCACGTCGGCAACATTGGTAATCTTATCGCTCACGGCCTGTCCCACCAGGTTGTGGTAGGGCTTGGAGTGCATGACCCAGGCGCGGATACGCCCGGACTGGTCGCCCATCTTCGCCATGCCGCTGACCAGGTGGCCGTGCGTTAGGGTCGTGGTGGACTGGCCGGTCGCGTCATAGACCAGCGCGGACTGACCTTCGATGGCCGCTTCGACGGCAAGGATGCCCGTGTTGAGCATGTCCTTAGCCTTCTGTTGACCGTACTGTTCCCCGAGCACGAAAGAGAACTCGCGCATGTCGGACCCGGTGATCTTGAGAGCACCGACTGCCTCAGCCAGCGGACCGTACTTCCGGCGGAGGTTGACGGCGATGATTTCGCCCTGAGTCATCGGGATGATGTCAGCGGCCGCAACGGACGTGAGGTCGCGGCGGGTGGGGGCGGCGGGCAGTTTCCAGAAGGACTGCTTCTGATACTGGCCGAGGATCTGCTGCGTGACCATCCGCAGCGCGTTGGAGGAGGCGGCGTTGAAGCCGTCCGTGACCTGGGCGACGCCCTCGAAAACTCCGGCGTAGAACTGGTCATCGTAGATTTTGAGATCGGTGAGAACTCCGGCTGCCATGGTAGTGGCTCCTGTTTCATTGTGAGATTATGCCGGGAGTGCCTTAAACGCATCGAGGCCGTGTTTGGTAATGAACTCTGATTTGTCCTTCGGTGTCAGGAGTTCACTCCGTTTCGTGGCTCTGATGCCGGAAAAGGCGCTACTTCCCGGACCGCCCGTGTTTCGCGAGCGGACGTAATGTGCAAACTTCGGATTTGCCGCCATGAATTCGACTGCCTTGTCAACCGGAACGAACTCGCGCTTGATCTGACCGTTCTCGTCGGCTGCAACATCAACCTCGAAGAGGTCATTGTGTTTTCCCGTCGGCTTCCCGTCTTCTCCCAGGACCGGCTCCCGTTTGTGGACGGAGAGAAGCCGCGGCACAATGTCTTCCGCAGGGTTGATGAATTTGTCGCCGACTGTGCCCAGAATGGCGTTGGTCAACTGAGTTCGGACGTGAGATTCACGCTCGACTTTCAGGTTGGCCTCAGCCTGTTCTGCACGGGTCATGGTCGTTTTCAGTTGCGTGGCCACCTTGCCTTCGGCTTCGGCCTGGGCGTGAGAAAGCGATTCTTCCATCTGCGTCTTTTCCGCACGGAGTTCGGTCAGGAGCCGTTCGAGGTCAGGCGTCTTGATGGCCTGCGCTTCGAGTGTCTTGATCTTGTCCGTTTGGCGGGCCAGCCGCTCTTGGATCGTCGCGTTCATCTTGTCCTTGGTCACGGCGTTCGTGACCGTCGCCTCTTCCTCGCCGATCTTCACGAGATTGCCTTCACCGTCCAACAGTTGACCTTCGGCATTGATTTGCAATTCCATGGCGTTTTATCCTTTCCGCGATAGGCTCGCGTGGGCCGTAGATGTCCGGGCGTTGAAGGGCCGCCCGTGAGCCGACTGCCGGGCTTCTCAGGTTCCCGTTTCCTGTCCCGCCTGCTGCGTGATGGTGTTCATCATCATCAACTGTGCTTCACGTTCCTGCGCTTTCACTGCCTCCAGTTCCTTTTCGATGTCAAGGTCTGGCGGCAGAATTTCATACCTTTTGAAGAGTTCGAGCAGAGTCCGCTTGGTGAGATCGTTGTTATCCACCAGCCCCCTTAGCGCCTGAACCATCGTAAACTGAATCATCTTGTCATCGAAGTCCCGGTTGTAGGAGATCTCGATCTTGGCGTCTGCTTTGCCCCGCCACTTCGCCATGATCTCCCAGCACTGCAACTCGGAGTCTTCGAACCACTGCGAAACGGTTTTGAGGGACGAAGCGAACATCCGCCGGTCTTCCCGCTGCGCGTCTTGGGATTGAACCTGGGCCGAGTCTTTCTTTGCCTGGGCGAGCGCGATAGAGAGAATCCGGTAGCGCAGATCTTCGATGCTGGCCCGAATGGAACTGAACCCCGCACCTGTCGGCTCGAGGTAGGCCACCTGGATAACGTCACCCTGCCCGCTCTGGATCCAGAGCCCATCCCCGACGTCCATTTTTTCCATCTTGGTCGGGGATACAACGTAGGGGATCGGGTGCGAGGAGAGGTGCTCAAACCAGTCGAGGTCCGAGTCTTTGTTGTAAATCTGAACTACGTGGTCGAGCACTGACCGGGTGACCGGCCATCCTGAAAATTCACTGCGCTTTGTGCCATAGAACGGGACGATGGGGACCACCCCGAGATTGTGACTTGCTCTGGCCGTTTCGATGTAGCGGCTGTCAGTGCCGGTTGCGCTTTTGCTCGCCTGCTCATACTGAATCCACTCCGTGCGGGTCCAGATTGTCCATGCGGGGGTGACTGCCGGATCGAGACCCACCTGGTCTTCCGTTCGAGAAACGATGGAGTTTTCCTTGATGATCACCCAGATGAGTTTCTGGTCAGTATCAACCGCCCAGTCGAGCACGCTGGCGGCCGGTACAGACTCAAAAAATGGGCGATGCCCAGCGTCACGTTCAGCCGCAGCCGAAGGATATCCACTCTCGGGTAGGCGGGTATGATTGACCAGCACCCAGTGCAACCCGTCAATCTGAGCGTTCTCCGCCACACCCATGAAGTACAGGTTGGAGGGAGTCCCCTGGTTATCAACGTCAGGCTCGAATGCCTTCAGGTCCGGGGCGATTTCCCGCTTCGCCTCTTTGGAGAACAGGAGGGCTTGACGCGCCAGAATGATTTTCTCAACGAACGGATCCAGCACAGCCCGCTTGACGCGCCGATCATAATCAGTCGTGTCTTCGTTTTTCCCCTGGATGAGGTACGTGGCTTTTTTCGTTTCCGACTTGACCACGTCGCTGCCCTCATAGAGGTCACGGGCCTTGACCCGAACATCCTCAGTGGTCTTATAGTCAGGATGGACCCGATTGAAATCGCGCGTGTCAGCCATCAGAACACCCCCACACCGGCGAAGACACCGGCCTTTTCCTCTGATGTGTACCGGGTCAGACACCCGAATCCGCCAGCCGTGGCGTCAAGTTGGTCATCATGTGCGCCCTTCGGGATAGACTCAGCCTCTGAGAGGTAGTCCCGGTTCCAGGGGCCCTGCACCAGGTAGACGTTCCCGGCCTCAGCCTGGGCGGACAACGGCCCCATCCGCACGAACTTGTCGCCGGTTGCAGTCACCCCTCGAACGTCATAGCCGTTCAGGACCTGGCGCACGTAGTAGTCGATAGCCTGCACCCCGGACGAGCCGGGCTCGCGCTCGATCCGAATCGGCACCGCGTGGCCGTCTAACTCGGCAGTCTGCTTGACCAGGGCTTCCACCTTCTGGGGCGTCTCCCGCACCCGCCGCACGTCCTGGATGTAGTAGCACTTCGAGGCAGGGTCGCGGCCGATCTTGACGCCTGCGGTCCAGTCGGGATCGTTGCCCTGCTTTTTCTCAGACGCGGCGAAGTCCCAAAATCGGACGCTCTTCAGCCCGGCGGGAACCCGATCGGCGGCGACAATCTGAAACCATTGCCGTTTGAAGATGCCACCTTCACGGGGCGCGGGGCGTTGCTGGAGTTGGCCGGCGGCGGCGTAGGAGCCGAGCTGCGCTTTCAGGTGCTCAAGTTCGTCTTGCCCGTATCGCTCTTCCCATAGAAGATCATTCTCCCGGGTTCGTGGATCATTCCAGCCGATAGAGGTGATGCAGGACCGTTGAGGTTCGTATTCAGCCGGCAGACATAGATGCTCCCATCCCCCCATTTCGAGGATATGCCCAGCGAGGTCGCGTTCATGCACCCGCTGCATAATGACAACGTATGCCCCCCGGCGAGGATCGTTCAGCCGGGTAGACATCGCTTCATCCCACCAGGTCAGCGCGGCTTCCCGGGTAGGCTCAGACTCGGACTCTCGGACGTTGTGCGGATCGTCCACAACGATGATGTCTCCGCCTTCACCCGTCAGGGAGCCGTCAACAGAGGTAGCGATTCTCACCCCGCCCTTGTCATTCTCAAATTTCTGTTTCGTGTTCTGGTCGCCGGTGAGCCGGAACATATCCCCGAAGTGCTGACGGTATAGGTCGGATTCAATCAGGCGCCTGCACTTGACCGAGTCTCGGATGGATAGGCTCTGGGCATAGGAGGCGTACAGGAGGCGGAGACCAGGTCCACCGAGCGTGTCTTCCTTGGGTTTCTGTGCCCACAACCAGGCGGGCCAGGCGACGCTTACGGTGATGCTCTTGCAGTGGCGAGGCGGCACGTTGATAAGGAGCCGCCGAATGTCTCCACGCGCCACGGCTTCGAGGTGTTCACAGATGGCGTCGATATGCCAGCCATGCACGTATTCCGACGGGTCCATATACCGCCAGAACTGTTGGATGAATTCCGCCAGTGACCGACGCGCGATGTCGCAGTCGATCTCTTCTACAGTGGCGGGTCTGGGTTGGTCAGTTGTCAGCATGTTCTTTGTGAGACTCGGAGGTTTTGGCGCGGAGTTCTCGGTAGGCCTTGAGTTCTTTTATGGATAGTTTGGAGAGGTCTTCGACCTGGTGCTGAATCGGGCCGCCGTTCGGGCCGGAGTGCTCTACTCTCTCAACATAGAGCCCGAGGTACTTCATGAGCATTTCGAGAGACGCCCGCTTGTCGTGCATCTTGATAGCCAGACAACCGTCTTTTGTCTCTCGGACGCTCTCAATCGCGGCTTTCACGTCGGGAGAGAGTTCGGCAAAATCTTTAATCGTCACAGTTCCACCGGTTACGGTCAGGACATCGGGCAGGTTTGAGAAGGCCAGTTTGCGGATTTCGTCCAAGACGCGCTCTGCGGTTATCTCGGCTTTCTGGGCCATTTTCCCCATGTGCTGCTGAATCGCAGCCATGATTTCGGGTTTCTTCAATACCTCATGGCCGATTGCAGGCGCGGACTTTGGGCTGTACCCAGCGCGAAGTGCCGCTTTACTCGCGTTGAAGTCTTTCACGTATTCCTCGACGAATCGTTTTCGCTTGGGTGCTAGCCTGTGTGGGGGTCGGGGAAGGTGTCTGGCTGCGCTCATACCGTCACCTGGGGCTGATCTGAGGGGGATTTCGCCGGGGCACAAAGAAAAAACTCGCTGTATCACAGGCCCCAATAGGGCCGCAAAATCAGCGAGCACGGGATGACTATATGTGACGGGAACAGATCAGGTCAAGGGAAAACCATATAGGAAGGAAGTACTGTTTTTCTTTACGGGATGATTGTGCAGGACAGCACATTCCCGTTGAGGTCAACATGTGCGATAGCCGTCTGACGGACTACCCCGCCGAAGCTATTCTTACCCCGGAACAACATCTTGACTGTGAGATGATCACCCCGATCTCCGTAGAACGTATCGTCGTGCTTGAATGAATCGGGATCATTCATCTGCGCCTTGACATAGGCGACCAGTCCACGGTGAGAACCATTCCACGCGCTGAATTGGCTTTCGACCTCCTTCTTGCGGCTCTCAGTGTTCTTGGTCGACTGGGCTGTTTGTATTGGGGCATTCATTTCATCCACCAGCCCCGTTTCTTCTTTCCACTGGTAATATCCTTTGGGGCTGACCCGCCTAATATCGTCGCCCGAGCGATAAACAAACACACGGAGGGTCGGAACCGATCTGTTCTGTGCAGCAACTTCTTTTGCCACTTCCTCCCCTTCGGATATGTCAGAGAGCCCGACGCTAATCGCCCGTGTAGCGGTGTCGAGCATTTCATCTGCGAGAATGGTGTATGTGACGCCAGAGGATGTTTTTTGAAGAGCGAGCGGCTTAGGTGTTGGCGTTGGCGCAGGCGTCGGCCTAGGGGTCGGCCTAGGCGTAGGCCTTGGGGTAGGAGTGGCTTTCGGGACAACAGGTGCAGATGAAACCGCAACGGCAGGCGGCGCATATGCCTTCCCGTAGTCTGTGAAGAGATCCCCATCTGAGAGCATGGCTGTCAGATGATCATCTTGAAGCCAGTAGTAGGAGCCCCCCGGCACGGCTTGGTAGAGATAGTGTTCTATGCCAGCCGCCTCAAACTTGCCCGACCATTGAACGCGTTCCTGAAGTGCAGCCCGAACCTCGGCAATGCTCATGCCGTGCAGCACCCGCCCGTCCTGTATCGCCCGACACGCCTCTTTGCTGAGGTCGGGATGGTCCACTGTATAGGACACCCGCCGGTAGGTCTTCCCACAGCCAACCAAAATCAAGATGCAAAGCAGGGCAACAACAACGCGGTGTCTCATGGCTTCCTCCGGGTTGCATTTCAACTTGATTTCGGCTTGACCGTCAAGGGCTTTCCCGAATCAGGCCGATGACCACGCCGAAGAAACGCATCTGCTCGTTGAACGGGATCGGAATAAACTCATCCGTGTTGATGCTGCCCAGAACCTGAACCACGGGCCACCAGGCCTTCAGCACGTAGCGACCTCCCCCAATATCCACAATCACATGGTCGCCATTCTTCAGCCAGCCGTCAGGCGCCTCGATCCGTTCGACCAGAATTACATCCCCGTCCTGATACCGGGGCATCATAGACCGCCCGGAGACGCGCAGGGCGGCCACCGTAGAGTTCTTGACCTTCCGGTGAAGCATCCGTTCCGCAACCGGAATACAGTCGATTTCAAGCTCCGCCCAACGCCCAACCCAACTGTCCGGGAGAGATTCATGGTCGAGGCGAACATCCTCAGCGGGGGAAGCCATGGGGCCAGCCTCGACGGCCCCGAGGATCGGCACGATAGAGAAGTGGGTTTCTCCACCGCCTTGATCAACCCAGAGGCGTTGGCCACGGCGACGGATGACTTCGGCCCTTTCGGGATCTGGCTCCATTCTCTCAACCCGAACCGGAGTATCCCCTATCAAGGAATCCACTTCTATTTTGAAAATTTCGGCCAGTTTCTTGATTTTTTGAAGGTCTGGCATGTGCTTCCCGCACCGCCAATTACTCACATTTTGCCGACTCTCCCCGAGTTTTGCCGCCACAAATGTCACCTTGATCCCCGTTTCTCGGAACAGAGAGTCAAGTTTTTCTGAAAAGAATTTTCGCTTTGGGGACACGTATCTCATACAACCCCTTGTACCAGAACATTTGACGATTGTCGCGTGGGTATCCATTTTTTCCAAAAAAACCGCTTGACAACGCGCAAAGATAGATAGAGAATCACGACCGTTGGAAAGGAATACACGTCACAATGGAAACTACCGCACGAATCTTCAAGGTCCAAGAACTCTGCCGAATCCTCGGGTTCAGTGATGAGAAGATCCGCCGCATGTTCAACGCCGGTGAAATCCCTGGCTTCAAGATCGGTTCACAATGGGTCGCAACACGAACCGACCTCGAGAAGTGGCTGGGGGAAGAGCGCGTAGCGGAGATCTTCGATTCCGCGAAAGTCGCCTGAGCAGGAGCAGGAGCAGGTAGGGAGTATGCCCAGCAGTATCGGTTACCCGTAGTCCGCAGTCAAGCCGTTCTACTTTCCCGTTGTGCATAGTACGGAAATTACATGCCTACACTGGACCACAAAGCACTCTCCCCCCGGCAAACTGAAATTCTGGTTCTGCGCGCTCAGGGGTACACGCACGGGGAAATCGGCGCTCAACTGTTTATCTCGGAACCGACTGTCAAGAACCACTGCACGACCATCAAGGAAAAGATCGGGATCGTTGGCGGGGTCGGCTTCGCCCGGTTCGCCGTCCGAAACGGGTTGCTCAGCCTCAAATCGTTCCTCTGCGAGACCCCTGGCGAAGACTCCCCGGGTGGCATCTGCAACGGCTGGGATGTGCTCGATGGCTTGTCGGACTGTCTGACTGTCCTGGCCCGCCTGAATGCTCATGCCGTGCGGGATCTGGCGCCGGATGACGATACCCCAGGCGACCTCGACCCGGACGAACAGGCGGAATTGCACTACGGGATCCAGACGCTGATAGCCCGCCTGCAAGCGACCGATCCATATCAGACTACTCCAATCTCGCCCGATGCCCCTGCGTCGGGCCTTTGTGTTGTGCCAGGGGACCACGCCGTTACTGAGCCCGCCAAACATACAGTGAGCACCACTGAGGTGGACACGGCGTTGCAGGCTGCCACGGGTGGGGTTCCCGCTCCTTTCCCCGCCCGTGGTGACCGTGACTTATCCGTACCAGAGCGACAGGAATTCAACCGTCAGTTTCGATCCAGACTGGAAGAGTAGGCTATGTCCAAGCGATTCATAGACACCGGGTTAGTTGACAAAGAGTGGTTCGAGGCTCTTGATCCACGGCTAAAATCCTTCTGGTATTACCTGCTTCTCAAGTGTGATCCGGCAGGTGTTTGGGACACAAATTTTGGCCTCGCGTCCTACCAGATCGGCCAGCCGGTTTCGGATGAAGATTTGGCGGCTTTTGGGGATCGGATTAGGCGGCTCGAATCGGGCAAATATCTCCTGACCACATTCATCCGGTTCCAGTACGGGAACCTTTCCCGGAAGTGCAACGGGCACACGTCGGCGATCAAGGCGGCTGAGAAGCATGGTCTTTTTGACTGTTTACCGGAAGGGTTCCCGAAGGGTTCCCATGCCCTTCCCGGAAGGGTTATGGACAAGGACAAGGACAAGGACAAAGACAAGGACTCTGTTGAAGGGGGTGTGGGGGAAACAAATTCACGGAAG